GCTTGGGTGCTTCGTTGGCCAGTATTGCCAGCGCCTCTTCTCGATGGGCAAAGTTCCAGTCAGTACCACGCAGAACATAACGCCTGGCAGTGTCATACCGCAACTTTACAACCTGGGCCTCCAGGGAACTCTCATCAAAATTCTGGATGGTTTTGGCCCTGACATTATTCAATGCCAGGTTAGCTATCTCTATTGAGCTGGGCATTAGATCACCTCGAGGTCATCTTTAGGCTTTTTTTTCGTGCCCTTCTTTGTTGCCGGTGCCTTCTTGGCCGCCGGTGCCTTGCTGCCTGGAAGTTTGACGTCCTGGATCCCTTTTACCTTGGTGATAGTATCACCCATGGGAGCCCTGCCGGTTGTCTTCGCTTTGGCCGCTGGCGAGTCTGTCTGCTCTAGCCAGGTTGGAACAGGTTTCAGTTTGCTATCAAGAACAACGGGGTCGTGCTTCCCGCCTGGCTCACACAATTTGCCATTCATAAATCCTGCAGCAAGTACCTTATAGTAAAATTTTGACATGTCTGTCTCCTTGAAAAAAGGGGGCTAGGCCCCCCTTTTAAGTGCTAACGATTAAACGTCATTACTCTGGTTGCCCATTGTAATGCCTGCAGTAATAGTACCTGCAGTAGCGGCTGAGCCAGTAACCACATAATTCAAACGGATATACCGTTCGGTCAGGTCCCTGGGAAGCACATCTAAAGCAATCTGCTTGCCTGCTAACAAATCAGCAACAGCAATTGACTGGGTAGAGAGAACAGTGGCACTGGAAAACCCAGTGTTGTCATCCATTTCCAGACTAATTGCCAGGCTAGTCAGTGTTGCAAAATCTGCAGTTACTTGTGCCAGGAAAGGAACCTTATTGCCTTTACCTTGGTCGCGAGGCAATGGAGCAGCAGCGCGAGCAGGGGTACCAACAGCACCTAAATCGATGTAGTTGGTAGAGGCAGCAGAGGCAGTGATGGCCTGATCGTCAGAGAACAGTTGATTAATTGAAAATATCATTAGGTTTATTCTCCTTATGCTGGGACAACAGCTTCAGTGTTCAGAAGCGCGTCGGTTTCACGAATGGGGATCCCGCGATAAGTTAGAACTTCCTTACCTTCGATTTCCATAGGACGTAAACGAACAAAAGAGTCAGACCCACCGCTGTTTGTAGACAGCTGGTCCAGTAACTCCATCATATCCGTATTACAGTAAATCGCCTGTCTTCCACCAGGCACTCTGCGGTTTTGAAGCCTCCAGTATGCTTTACGCATTAAGTCATAAAGACTCACGCCAGCACCGCCAGCAGCACTTGGATCATTCTGGGCTACCGACACATCGATATTGGCAATTCGCGCATTGTATCTCCAGTCGCGCACTGACATACCAACGTGCCATGTGAACATTTCTTCCTTCACATAGTAGGCATTGTTGTTGGCGTCGAGTACCCGCTGTTCGCCTTTGTCTTCGCGCTTGACACCGGCCTGTGTACCTTCAGGATATAACAGGTGAGTCTGGTTATCTCCCCAGGTTACAAACCAGATACTGGTGTTATCAGAACCAGCACCAGTCGCATTGACGATCTGGTTGCCGTTTGGCGCACTCAGACTGTTGTAGCGAGGGGCGAGGCCCATAAACTGCTCTGGATCAGAAGCGCTGTTACCATAAAATAGCTTGGTAGCTACTTCCTGGCTCATTGATTCAAGGTACCCTTCAGCTTCTGACAACCGGATCGCTCCTTCTTTGCCTGCAGATAATTCCAGCAGGCGCTTGTCAATTGTGCTCAAACCTTCCACGAAACCGGTAGTATCTTCTACCTGCGCCTTGGTTGATTTGCCTTGTGGGATACCAGAATACAAACGACCCCAGGTCACTGGAGGTAGTCCAGTTCGCACTGTTGTCAGGTGTTTCGTGCCGTTGTTACATTGAACTGCTAAAGCATCGTCCAGCATTGGATTCAGCTGCTTCAACATTTCAATAACCGGGGCGATCTGTCCCTTTGGGTCTTGCGACTTATAGAGATCGATCAAGTCAAAATAAGTATTACCTATTCCAGCCATGATTATTTACTCCTTATGAGTATTAAGGTTGACCATATAAAAGTTCTGCTGTGGACAGTTCCTCACCTGGTGCGTTACCGCTCTGGCCAGGATTGTCCTCAGTTAATTGCTTTCCAACGTTATAAGCAAAACGGATCATTTCAGGGTGATTACCAATCCCTGTCTCTTCCATTAATTTCTTAAAACCGTCAGATGCAAATTGGCCGATCGCCTTTCCGGCAACACCGATGTTAGCGTTAAAGGATTTTCCCCCATACTCACTATCGGCCCTCGACTCATTTTGCCATGTCTTGACCTGTTCTTGCCAGTCAGTTGCTTGTTGTGCCAACTGTCCAGAGTACAAATCAACAACTTTCTGGGCCTGATCCTGTGTTAAGCCTATTTCCTTAAACACATTGGACCCTAAACCCAAAAATTCTCCATCGACCTCCATCCCGTCAGGGAGTGTGAAGTCTGTATATTCTTCGGCTGGCGCTGGCTCCATAACTGGCTTGCCATCGTCACCTAAAACTTCGTTACCATCGTCATCCAGCTTTGCAACCAGGGCTGGCTCATCGCCTGTTCCTGGAGCTGCAACATCACCTTCAGCCGGGTTATCCCCTAGCAATGAGGTTACTACGCCTTCATCGCCAGTATCTGCATTAATTACATCACCCATTTACCTTCTCCGATATCATTTTTATATAAAGCTCGGGACCCGCGTCCCGGCACATTTGGTCTACATGATGGCCCACTTTCTGCATGCCACAATTATGAAGTGTGCTTGCTTCCTGGCCAGTAAATCCTGGTCGCATAAACCCGGACATCTCAATAACGCTCATTGCTACGCGCCTGCCTTGCTCTGTTCTCAGAACGTCTATCCAGTCATCCAGTAGCTGGTTTGGTTTACTCTTCATTTTTTGCCTTAACTGACACTGGCAGAGCATGTACCGCTTCACCTTTGGACCAGTACGGGCTCTTGCCCGCTTTCATTCTTTTGAGTGCATGGGCCTGGGACTTCTTCAGTATGTCCATGGTAGGTCCTTTTTCCTGCCTTAAATGCTCTATTTCTGCATAGTTGAGGGTTGGGACCACCAACGGCATATACACTCTCTTGCCATCAATATGAACGTCAGTTGTATACTCGGTCATATCTTTGCCGGTTACCGTTTTAAACTTCCCAAAGTAACCGTCCTGCTTTTCTTTACCGTCCGGCCTGAGTGAATTAAAACTCTTGCCTAACAAGCTTTTCTCTGTCATTGGGCCATACCTGCCAGCTGGTCAATAGCGCTGTTACCCTGGTCCCCAACCTCTGTCTCGGATGCGAGTTTGGCCGCCTGTGCCATTTTAAGCGCTGGGTCGGCCATTTCCATTGCCTGCTGCTGTTGTTGTTGCTCCTGCTCTGCTATGAGAAGGTCCTTCACATCATCATCAGACACGACAATTTTAGGGTTAACTCCCAGGGCCTCTGCATATTCATCGATAGATTGGTGTGCATCGAACTTGTGCCTGGCGTCTGGATACATCTGTGTCAATTGGCCAACGTAACCGGCCAACCTTTCAATGCCGCCAATGGCAGTCATTCGTTGTGCCTGGGCCAATACTGAGATGTACTCAACCTTTAAGTTGGCATTCTCCAGGATTTCAGGCGCTGGGGGTATGAGCCCGGCCCGGTTCATTATTGCAAACACTCTGTCAATCAAGGGATCCAGGAGTTCGTTGTGCAGGCGTTCAAGGACCGGCCCCAACATAAGAAGCTTTTCTTCATGCTTTTCTTCGACCTCTCTCGCCGTAATTTGGCGCCGGTCGGAATTGGCTAACATCAGAAACAAGTCCTCGTAGAACGCCCTTTTTACTCGGTTTTCATTGTTCTGGATATCTACCGCCAGAGAGTTAAGGTCTGGCCTGATATCATAAATTGATTTAATACCGCCCTGGCTCATGTCATTAACAAAGGAGACTTCGCCAGCCATAAAGCCGCCGCTTTCCACTTGTTGCTGCATTGCTATCGGGGCCTGGAGAGGCGGGTTAACGACTTTATCAAGAGCCTGGGCCTTTCGTGTCTCTTCAAGCTGCAGTGCCCTGGTATCGCCCAGAGCGTCCATTGCCGGGCAGTTACTGCCATAAGGATCAACCCCGGTTACGTCCCACCTGGGAGTTACCATTGGATTTTCTGGATTACCAGACTCTCTGAGGAAACCTTCGTGCCCCTTGCCTCTTCTTTCAAAGTGAATGGACCTGAAGGGCATATTCTTGTTGTCAGACTTCATCATGTCCCTGTCATCATTGGGCTCAACCAAGTGAATGATATCCACCATCTTTTCTGATCCGCCGTTCTTCCATAGGTTCAACACCCAGGGAGAAACGTTTTCTTTGCCGTACTCTTTGATGGTTGCACCAACGGTCATCTGGAACTCGCGATAGAAAGTATCAACAGCATTGCGCCCATTAACGGCAAGCAAATAGGATCCAATGGTGTGCACCTGGCAGTGAATAATGTTCTCATCATCTGGATAAATACCCATTGCTGCACCAGCAAAGACTCCCAGTTCTGAATACATGGAGTGCATCGAGTTATAGAAATTGGACCTGGACAATGCTTCACGCATTAATTTTTCTACTTCATGCAGCCACTGTTTGACCGCCTCGTTCTCCAGCATATCGAGATCAGGAGGGGCCAGTCTGAACCATGGCCTTGCTGGTGAAGTTATCCCGGCCATCATGCCTCCAGCCAATGTCCTGGCCGCAAGGCGTGCTGTATTGTTCAATATTTTGTTGTTGCGCTGGATTTTGGATTCTTTACCAGTAGACAGAAAGCGGCCTTTGTGGCCAAGGGTACAGTCTGAGATCATGCGCCAAAAAGGAAGGTAGGGATCGCGCTCTGCTTTCAGTGCATTGAATCGTTTGATGTAACTTTTACGGTCCTTGGTGCTCATGCTGACTTCCTATGGTATATCGTTGTATGGTGAGCGAGGATGGCCGGGACGGTAGTTAAAATCATTAACACGGTTACCGCCTCTTCCTGGAGCGCTGCCAGGCACTGAACCACGAAGTCCGCCGCCAGATGGTCCGCCTGCGCCTGTAAACTTCACGCCTCCAC